TTTTTCAACGCTTACTATGCTTTTTATTAACATAAACTCACTACAACGCACCTGAAACCTCTTGCTATATATATGTCAACCGTTTGAATTTAAAATAAAAAGAGTATCATTTTTACTTGCATTTCTTATCAAGTCACATTCAACAACAGTAAAAAAACATTATTAGAACCATTCAATTAACAAAAAACCAACATCCAGCTTGCTTAATTTTTCTTTATTAAACGATATTGAAAATCAATTGATAAAATACATCTAAACAACCTTTTGGGGCGCAAAAGCATAACATCAAACAAACAAATAACACACCGAAAAAACTCACAATTAATAACCTATGATATACATACTGTTTATTATGGTTGAATAAGCCACTCGATATCTGGTGCTACGGAAGTGTCCACACGGTTTAGCAGCACCCGATACTTTTTTCAGGCTTCCAGCAACGATCTTTCTTCCTCCGTTGCGATTTCCAGATCTACAGCATCCTGCAGTGGCGCAATATACTCACTGAATTCCTGGATGTAGAACTGTGTGGTGACGGTCTTCCAGCCATTCGGCTCCTGCTGTATTGAAGCATACCAGGCTATTTCAATATCGCTATGCTGCGGCAGCATTTAACCCCTTGTAATTCATTGCCATAATTGATTTAATTCACAAATAAAACTATAACATGGTGAAATTAATGAAAAAAAACACAGATGATGGGGCTAAAATTTACACACCACTTACCCTAAAGCTTTATGACTGGTGGGTTTTGGGAGTATCAAATCGGCTTGCATGGGGATGTCCTACAAAGGAACACCTTCTTCCACACTTTCTGGAACATTTAGGTAACAACCATCTGGATATTGGTGTTGGAACTGGGTTTTACCTTACTCACGTACCTGAGAGTAGTCTGATATCTTTAATGGATTTGAACGAAGCTAGCCTGAACGCGGCATCTACAAGGGCTGGGGAATCAAAAATTAAACATAAAATTAGCCATGATGTTTTTGAACCTTATCCCGCGGCGTTACATGGTCAATTTGATTCCATTTCCATGTTTTACCTTCTTCACTGCCTGCCTGGAAATATATCTACAAAAAGCTGTGTAATACGCAATGCGGCGCAGGCCTTAACTGACGATGGAACTCTATACGGAGCCACAATTCTTGGCGATGGAGTTGTGCACAATAGCTTCGGTCAAAAACTGATGCGCATTTACAATCAGAAATGCATCTTTTCAAACACAAAAGATTCCGAAGAAGGCTTAACACATATACTCTCAGAGCATTTCGAGAATGTTAAAACCAAGGTTCAAGGTACTGTAGTAATGTTTTCCGCTTCAGGGAAAAAATAGCATCCAACCGCAGCACGTTCTTGCTTAAGACGTGCTGCGGCATAATCCCAATGATTACTCCCTGACAGGGTTCGTAGGCCACTCAATATCAGGTGCAGTTGATGTATCAACACGGTTCAGCAACACCCGATACTTTTTCCAGGCTTCCACCACCAGCACGACAAGATGCCGCATACAGTGACCCAGTCAGTCCAGTTTCCAGACAACCAGTGCGTCACCTTTTTGAAGGCGCTTTAAAGCGCGTTTTAATCCCGGTCGGTCTGTCTTTGTCTCGCTTAATTTATCTTCAAATATTTGTTCACATCCTGCACAAACAAGAGCGTTTCGTTGCAGGTCTGTATTCTGATCATTTGTTGATACCCTTACATAGCCAATCAGCACACTGAATCTCCCGTCCAAAAGCGCAAATCATGCCATGCAGGCCAGAAACGGCCATTATCTAAAACCTCGGTTTACAGGAAACGGTAAACAGGGCCAGGAACGCCGTGCAAAAGAATGGCGATACCTTGTCCGGTGGGCTTACTTTTGAAAACGACTCAATCCTTGCCTGGATTCGAAATACTGACTGGGCGAAGATTGGATTTAAAAATGATGCCGACAGCGATACTGATTCATACATGTGGTTTGAAACAGGCGACAACGGCAATGAATATTTCAAATGGAGAAGCAAACAAAGCACCACAACAAAAGACCTGATGACGCTGAAATGGGATGCACTAAATATTCTTGTTAATGCCGTCATTAATGGCAGCCTTGGAGTTGGTACGACGAATGCGTTAGGTGGTAGCTCTATTGTTCTTGGTGATAATGATACCGGATTTAAACAGAATGGAGACGGTATTCTGGATGTTTACGCTAATAGTCAGCGAGTATTCCGCTTTCAGAATGGAGTGGCTATTGCTTTTAAAAACATTCAGGCAGGTGATAGTAAAAAAATCTCGCTATCCAGCTCCAACAACTCCACGAAGAACGTAAGGTTTAATTTATGGGGCACTTCATCAAGACCAACTGTTGCAGAGCTTGGTGATGATTCAGGCTGGCATTTCTATAGTCAGCGAAATACAGATAACTCGGTAATATTTTCTGTTAACGGTCAGATACAGCCCAGCAACTGGGGGAATTTTGATTCACGCTATGTAAAAGATGTTCGCCTGGGTACGCGAGTTGTTCAATTGATGGCGCGTGGTGGTCGTTATGAAAAAGCAGGACACGCAATTACCGGATTAAGAATCATTGGTGAAGTAGATGGCGATGATGAAGCCATCTTCAGACCAATACAAAAATACATCAATGGCACATGGTATAACGTAGCACAGGTGTAAATTATGCAGCATTTAAAAAATATTAAGTCAGGAAATCCAAAAACAAAAGAGCAATATCAGCTAACAAAGAATTTTGATGTTATCTGGTTATATACAGAAGACGGTAAAAACTGGTATGAGGAAGTAAATAGCTTTCAGGAAGACACCATAAAGATTGTTTACGACGAAAATAATATTATTGTTGCCATAACCAAAGATGCCTCAACGCTTAATCCCGAAGGCTTTAGTGTCGTTGAGATTCCAGATATAACAGTCAATCGTCGTGCCGATGATTCAGGGAAGTGGATGTTTAAGGACGGAACTGTGGTTAAGCGGATTTATACAGCAGACGAACAGCAACAACAGGCCGAATCACAAAAGGCCGCATTGCTTTCCGAAGCTGAATCAGTCATCCAGCCACTGGAACGCGCTGCCAGGCTGAATATGGCAACAGACGAGGAGCGCACACGACTGGAGTCATGGGAACGCTACAGTGTTCTGGTCAGCCGTGTGGATACGGCAAATCCTGAATGGCCACAAAAGCCTGAATAAAAATTAAGGCCCGCTATCGGGCCTTGTCTCATTCAGGTTGTTCGGGAAACGTTACTGGCAGGCTGGAAGTGTCTGTAGATTCGACTTTCTGCGCAAAGAGTATCCACTCTGTTAATTTTTGTTTACTCTCGTCGGAAATGATGCCCAGCCGTAGCTGTGAGTCCCATAACTGGGTTTTATCCCTGACAAGTTGCAACAGGCTTTGCTTTTCATTCTCTGCCTGCTGCCTCTGCTCTTCCCCGGTATAAGTTCGCTTTATCACTACGCCATCTTTGAACATCCATTTACCCGAAATATCAGCCCGGCGATTTGCTGTAATATCAGGTAATTCAACGACGCTTGCGCCTTCTGGATTAATTACTGAAACATCCTTTTCAATACAAATAATAACGCCGTTACGGTCATAGACCATTTTCAACGTATCAGGCTGAAAGTTCTTTTGTTCCTCATACCAGTTTTTTCCATCATCTGAATAAAGCCATTTGATGTTAAATTGTTTCGTTAGCTGGTATTGCTCTTTTGTTTTAGGGTTGCCAGCAGTAATGTTTTTTAAGTGCATCATAATTAAATACTCCCCGCGTTATACCACCTTCCATTAATGCAATACTGAATTGGCCTTGCCTGAGTTGTATCAATTAATTCATCACGGTTTCCGTTAACTGAACCCGTAACGACATAACCTGACCTGTCAGACCAGCCGGGACCATTCCATGTCTGAACAGATGACAGACCGCCCAGGCGAATACCTGTAATAAACCTTGAGTTACATTCTGCCTGCGTATATGCACCAACATCCCCCGCAGAGGGTTTGCGGGTTGTGGTGTAAAACTCTGACCAGTTAGCTTCAAAGCCATAACCATCACGCGCTGAACGATAAAAGATACCGCCGTTTTTATAATTCACGCGGAACTGTACAGCAGGGCAACTCCCCGCATTCATATTAAAGTGGAGGATTAATGTCGATGCGCCACTGATATCTGCATCATAAACGCCGCTATTCCAGTTCCAGCCAACAGCTTTATCATTTGCAACCCTGCTTCCTGTTTGCCCTAAAGCAAATGCAGGCTGCTGGTTTTTCGTGTTGTAGTCTCGTCGCCAGCCAGGAGCATAAGCATCACCATGATTAATATAGGTGAATTGAGCGTTAGTAATTCCGCCACCGCTGGATGTACTCGGCGTAGTAACGCGTATGGTCATTGCGCCGCGAGTGCCAATAACTTCCACCACAGCACCTGCAAGACAAATATTTCCGCAACCTGTATCTGTAATGACCTTATTGTTTGCATAAGCCCATGAGCCTTTGCACATCCAGTAAGGATGGTTAAATGCCCCCTGACTCTCCAGCCACGAAATGAATTGTGCGGTTGTCCAGGTCTGACTATCGCCACCAATATTCAGCCATGCGCTATATGCGCGGCAGGCACCAATATTTTTGGTGAAGGTATCTTTTCCTGGAATATCTGCGCCGTTCTGTTTTTTCTGTAATGCGCCAGAAGCCTGATTTACCGTTTCCTGTAAACCGAGGTATTCGATAACAGCGGCAACGGTCGATTTCGCAAGAATATCCCGCCCGACTTTTGTCAGAGTTGCCAGGCTGGCGACATCATTCCCCGTAAAATACGGAAACTTGTCTGCCGCAGTAGCAAGCCCGG